CCGTGCCAGCGGTCATAGCTGGCAACCGACACGACGGCCTCGTCCCAGTCCGGCCTACGAATGCGGAAGATGCCGTCCCGCGATACGAACCCCGCGTAGCCGCCCTGCTGTATCACCTCGTCCATGACGGTGTGCAGGACGCGGCTCTGGAACCAGGCGAAGGGCAGGACCTCTTCCATGGCCTCGAAGCTACGCAGGCCCAGGTCGATGCTGGCAACGCTGAACACCTCGGCCATGACGCTCGACAGAGGATAGTCGACCAGCATAGGCGTGGTGACATCGCGCTGCTGCGCCCAGGCCCAGCGGTCCTTTGCCGATATGGAGACCTGCCGTGGCCCGGATAGGGCCGGGGTCAGGGACAGCGAGTCGATCGTCCCGCGGAAGAGGTAATAGGAGGAGACGAGATCGGTTTCGGGCGAGCGGTAGACAGCCAGTACATCGATGGCCCGGCCGGGCTTGAAGTTTCCTTGGTGATAGCTGGTGACCAGGGGAGAGAAGCGGCCGTCCGTGTTGTCGATTTCGATGTCCAGAACGCCGGCCTGCATCCCGTCCGGGTAGGCCCCCAGCCGCCTGGAAATCGCGAATCTGAGAATGTGATCGTCTATCCGCCAGACACTGGTCGGCGAGATGTGGACCAGGATCGGGAAAGCCAGCTCCTCGCGTCCGAGCTGCCCCGCCCCAGCGCTGATGAAGGATGGCAGGGAGGCGCTAAGGCTGCCGACCACCCCGACGTAGAAGTCGGCGGCGTCAATGAGCGAGATCGACTCGGCCGCCACGCCCTCGGTCTCGAGCTCGCCCGCGCCCTCGGCCAGGGCCTCGAAAAGCTCCTCGTCATCGTACTCGATGAACCCCTGGTCGCTTGCCGCCAGGCTGTCCGATATAGCCCCGTCAGTCTCGAGATCGCCCTCGGTTGCGTCGGAGATTGCCCTTGAGTCGCTGATTGAAACGTCATAAGTCGCCAGCGGAAAGTCGAGCGCGAGCAGGTAGAGCCCGAAGTCCGAGTGCCTGACAATCGCACTCGTCTGGGCCGCTCGGGCGTAGGTCTGAAAGACATGATCGCCCTGCGTAAACTGCATCAGGCGCAGCTTGCCGTAAGAGCGTTCTGGTTCGTAAGGCCCTGAGTTGCTGGCCCCGTGCTCGATGATGCTGTCTAGCTCGTTGCCATCATCGAGGAGCTTGATTTCGGCATTGCCCGCGCCGCTGCTCATGTCGGCCATGACGACGCCGAGCTCGACAAGCAGATAGTCGACCGGGCCGCAGTTCGCGTTCAGCTCGTTGATCAGCACGTCGCTGGTGCCGTCTGTAGAGCCGGTAATCGTGCCCGGAAAGCGCTCCTCGTTGTACTGGAACTGCTCGGACACGCTCAGGTCGAGAGCGAGGATGTAGCCCTGCTTGAGCGAGACGGTGCTGCCGCCCGTGGCCCGCCATTGCATATCGAAGGCGGCGGCGGCTCCCGAGTAGTATCGGCCGCCGAAGAACGGCCTGTGTTCGTTGGCCCCGACCGCCGCGCCGCGGATCGGCGAGATGTTGCTGAAGCTCGTGCCGCCGATCCGGCCGCGCACGTCGAGCGCGCCGCTGGAACCGACGGTTGGGATGCCGTTGCCCGAGAACAGGAGCAGCCAATCTCCGGCCGGCAGATTGGAGCCTAGATTGACCCGATCAGCGAAGGAGCTGGAAGTCGTGGTGGGCGTCGTGTCGACCGTTGGCGCCCATTTGTCAGTGGCTAGAAGCTGGATGCGGCTGAGCTGGACATCGGCCAGGCCGAGCGTCATCGTGACCGCGTCGACATAATACTTGAACGTGAAAATCTTGGGGGTCGAGGCGCCCGGGTTCGAGAAAATGAAGAAATACGTAAAGTTGTTGTTCCTATCGACCTCCTCGGCGTGAGGCGTGATCCCGCAAGCCAGGAAGGTCGTCGTTCCGTCACTTACCTCAAAGCGGGCGCGACTTGTGGCATTGTTGACGTCCCAGGTGCCGTTGACCGTGATGAGGTAGTCGGTCAGCGCGGCGGCCGTAAAGGGAAGCGACGCCTTCGTTGCCGGCGTCGTCGTCGCGTTGGTAGTCCGTGCGAGAGCCTCGACGGAGCTGCGGGCGCGAGGCATGTTCTAGGTTAGGGTGTACGTAACCCGGCCGCGCAGCGTGTCCCCGGTAACTACCGCCCGCGCTATGGCGAAGTCGGTTGCGTTAATCAGCTGCCCGGAGGTCCCGGCCTTGGTCGAGTTGTTCCAGACCGCCATACCAGGGACATTGTAGCTCGCCGTGATCGTGAAGATCGCCTTACTGTTCACGTTCGAGATCGTCCCGCCACTCGCCGTCCCGAACAGGACTTGGGGCCGGGTGCCTTGGGAGTAGATGTTGGGCTCGGTCCACGAGGCATGGGACGCGGCTGTATCGGCCGCCACCGCCGTCCCGCTCGACTTGAGGGCCATGTAATAGGCCGCGGTGAAGCCGGAGGCGGCGAAAGCCTTGTCCAGGATCTCGTTCCGCCCCTGCGTCACGACGAGGTTCTGCCGCTCGATCTCCCAGACGAGCTCGCTGAGCCGGTCGATCTCATGCTGATAGGACTGCGCCAACAGCACTTGGCCGGCCGCATCGGCTCCCGCCATCAACCGCTGGAGTTCGAGAACATCACCGAGCTTGCCCTGGCGCGGCTGCCAGTGCTCGACCCCGAAGAAGCCGCGTAGGCCGATCCGATCAACGGGCACGTCAGTTCTCCATCGGCGCGAACATGACCCAGCTCGCAATGATGACCGGCTGGCCCACGCTAACGTTTGCCTGCTCCACGACGAGCTGGCCGTCGCCAGGTAGGGCGCTCTCAAGGATCACCTTACCGTCGAACACCGTGACATTGCCAGAAGAGGTCGAGACCCTGAACCAACCCGCCGTGCCGTTCGACAATCCCAGCCTTTCCTCACCGAGGGAATAAGCGCTGGCGATCGAGCCGGAGCCGACTGAAGCGGCAGCTCCAAAGGCTGGCGACGGGAGGGTGATCGACGCCAGGAGAGTGCCCGTGGCGGCGTCGGCCGCGCTCGGCGGCTGCGCCCCGTCGTAGATACGGAGTGTCCCCCCGTTGAGCTTCGAGAGGAGACCGTCAAGGGCCGCTCGAGTACCAAGAGCCGCAACCCGCAACGTCACGCTATGGCCCTCCCCTTCAGCCGCCTGGCCTCGGTCTCGAGCTGGCGGGTCAGGTCGCGCGCGAACTGCCGCTGCGTCGTCTGTCCGCCAACGTAGACCGGCTGCTGCATGATGATGGTCCCGCCAGAACCGCGCGCTGCGGTACCCCGCAACCGGCCGCCAGCTCCAACCCGCACGTCGTCCATCCGCCTCTCAAACTGAGCCGCCGCGCTTCTACGCTGTTCGCTGACGCCGACCGCCCGGCGCTCCAGGTCGAGCCCGCCGGACACGCCCTCCCTTGCCGCGTTCGCCACCTGTGGCCCGACCCCGGCGAGCTGGTAAGCTGCATCCTGGATTGCGCTCGTGTCCATGCTGTTGATGGCCTGGAGGAGCGGCCCGTACTGACCAGAGGCTCGCCGGTTGATGATCCACTCGCCCATCTGGGCAATGATAGGCACGTCGCCGGGCCGCATGTCGGAATAGGCGCGGGTCTTCTTGCCGCTGCCGGCCGGCTGCCCCGTGTGGTGTACGGCCACCTCGCCGCCGACCACGCCACCGCTGTGGAACAGCCCGCCGATAGCGTCGCCGATGCCGCTGCCGATACTCTTAATACCGCCGCCTATGCCGCCGAGTATGCTGCGCGCCGACGAGGCGGCCGAGCTGGCGGCCGAGACGATCCCGCTGAACGTCGTCCTGACCGTGCTCACCATGGTCGACGCCGCGGAGACCACGCCCGAGAAGATCGTGCGGATGCTCGAGGCCATGCCTGAGAATAGGGAGATCGTCGCGCTGACCATCGAGCGCGCGGCCGACAGCACGCCGCTCAGCATGGCCTGAATAGCGCTCACGATTTGCTGTAGAGCGGTCCGAAGCCAGCCCATGAAGGTGGTGAAGGCGCTCTGCAGGCCGCTCAGCATGGACCGCCAGTTGGTGCCCATGAGGAGGAAGGCGGCGCCGGCCGCGGCTGCCACGTAGGGGAAGGCGGCGGCAGCGACAGTCTGCCAGCCGGACACGGCCGTGGTCAGGCTGGAGAAGACGCCCGTACCGGTGCTGCCCACCGTAGTCAGCGCGCTGGTAGCGGTGGCCCCGGCGGCATTGCCAGCCTGGCCCATTTTGCTGAAGGCGGCGGTCGAGGTGCTGCCCAGAACGTTGAAAACGCTGCTCGAGGTCGAGCCGATGCCGGTAAGGTAGGTGAATAGGGACCGACCGGCGCCGGCGATAAAGGAGGTGATTTCCTTGGCAATGACGTTGGCGAATATCTGTTTGAAGTAAGCCCCTAGATTGTCGAGCTCGAACTTGCCCGTCATGACGAAGTCGGAGATGCCCTTCTCTAGATCGGTGAACACCTGCTTGCCGATCGCCTCGAAAGTCTTGAACCGGTTCGAGGCGTCGTTGACGAAGGCCGTCATGCCGGCTTGCAGGCCGGCAAAGGCCGACCTGGACTTGGCGACCTCGGCGTTGAGCTGAGCCATCGCCTGCTGGGCCTTGGCCATCTCCTGGCTGCCGACCGCGCCCATCTGTTGATAGCGGGTAATGATCTCCTGGATCGCGACAGCCTGTTCCCGCGCGGTCAAGCTGGTGTTCTTCATGACCGCGTTGATCTGCGTGTTCATGGCTTCACCGGAAGCTTTCGCAGCCGCGGTGAGCTGGTCGAGCGCTGCCTTGGCTTGGTCGATCGGGGCCTTTACCTGGGTCATCCCGTTGTAGGACGCGATCAGGGCCTCAACCTGGGTCTTCTGCTGCTGGATCGTGAGCGTCGTGTTGTTCATGACCTGGCCTAAGCCGGTCACGAGCTGCTGCGTTGCGGTGAGCTTTACAATTTCAGCGGTGACCGTTCGTGCGGCGGCACCACCCTGTTCGCCCATCTGTAGAAGTGCGGTCTTGAGCTGTTCGAGAGCGGCGATCTTCTGCGTTGTGCCCCAATCCTTATTCTTGATTTCCTCCACGATCTTTGTAGTTGCCGCGGTTGCTGCCGCTGACATTTCAGCAAACTTCTTGATTGCCGGGTCAACTCCAAGGGAGACCTTCAACCCGATCTGAGCAGCCATGCCCTCCAGGTTTGTATTGACGGCCAGGACCATCTTCTTGATCTCGGCGTCAACCTTGGTCGCCATGTCCGTCGCAGCCTTGGCGACGCCGGCCCCCATGGTGTTAGCGGCGGTGGTTGCGCCAGTCGACATTCTCCCCATTTCACCCGTTACCCTGTCGGCAGCCCCCGCCACCGCCAGTGTCATTCCGCCAGACATCTGCTCGGCCGCCCGCAGAGCCCCGGTCGACATGCCCGTGACCTGCTGGACGGTTTGGGTGTTCATCGTTTGAAACGACTGACCTACCTTGCCGGCCATCGTGGCAACGGTGGTCGGGACGGTAGTGGTCAGATGGTTCCAGGTCGCGAGGGCCGGGGTAACGAGCAGGTCGAGCTCGCGTAGCACTTGGCTCTTGAGGTTAACGAACTCTTGCGTGACCCCGGCAACGCCGTTGGTCGAGATATTCTTGATGCTCTGCCAAGCAGAGGTAATCCCGTTGATAACAGACGTGAATGGAGCAAGCGCGATGCTAACAAGGGTTGGCCCCCACGAGCGGACTAAGTCCAGAATACCGGAAAGCCCCGAGCCAAAGCCTGTGCGCCAGGTAGTTAGAGCCGTCTGAATTCCGTTGGTGATATTTGTGAAGGTCTGGCTGAAATTGGTGATCAGCGTGTTTCCCCACTGCTGGACTGTCGTCACAACAGTGGCGAGGCCGGTGCCTATCGCCTGCGCCCAGGACTGCACTTTGGTCGTGATCGCCGTCGTGATCTCAGTCCACGACGTAGTCACGGTGGTAACGAGGGTCTGCCCCCAGGTACTGATTGCCTGCACAACCGACGAGAGGCCGCTGGCTATCGCCTGAGCCCACCCCTGCACGCGAGTTGTGATCGCGGTGGTAACGCTCTCCCAAGCCTGCGCCGCACTGGTAACAAGCTGCTGGCCCCAGGAGGCTATGGCCTGGACGACAGCGCTTAGCCCTGACTGGATCGCCTGTGCCCAGCCCTGGACACGAGTGGTGATCGCTGTGGTAACGCTTGTCCACGCGGCCGTCGCGGCCGTGACGAGTTGCTGGCCCCACGAGGTGACCGCCTGCACAACGGCGCTAAGGCCGCCGGCAATCGCCTGCCCCCAGCTCTGAACCTTGGTTGTGATGGCGGTGGTGACCGCGGTCCAGGCCGTCGTGACCGCTTGGACAAGCTGCTGCCCCCAAGCCGAAAGCGCCTGCGCGACGGCCGCTAGCCCGGCCTGAATAGCCTGTGGCCACCCCTGCACGCGCGTGGTGATAGCTGTGGTTACGGAGGTCCAAGCCGTCGTGACCGCCTGGACGAGCTGAGAACCCCAAGACTGGAGGGCCTGAGCTACTGCCGTAAGGCCACCTTGAATGGCCGCCGGCCAACCTTGGACTCTGGTCGTGATTGCCGTCGTGACGCTCGTCCATGCCGTCGTAACCGCGGTGACGAGCTGCGAGCCCCAAGAGCTCAGGGCCTGGGCCACAGCGGCCAAGCCGCTCTGGATTGCCTGCGGCCAGGTCTGCACCCGGGTAGTGATCGCGGTCGTGACCGTCGTCCACGCGGCAGTCACCGCCGCAACGAGCTGGGCCCCCCAGTTCGAGAGCGCCTGCGCCACGGCGGTGAGCCCGCCGGCGATCGCCGATGGCCAGCCCTGAACCCTCGACACCAGAGCCGTGGTCCATTCCGTGGCCCGGGTCGTGATCGTGGTGGCAATCGTGCCGGCCCAGGTGCCAATCGAGCTCAAGACAGCCGCGAGCCCGCCAGCGATGGACTGCGCCCAGCCCTGAACCCGGGTAACCAGGGCGGTCGTCCAGCCGGTCGTCGAGGCGGTAACGGAGGTGGTGCCTTGCTGGCCCCACCCTGCAATTGCCCCGATGACCGCGGCGAGACCTCCGCCTATAGCCTGCGCCCAGCCCTGCACGCGAGCGACGAGCGCGGTAGTCCACTCAGTGGCCTTGGTCGTGATAGTCGTGGCGACCTGGCTGGCCCACGTGCCGACCGCGGTCACCACCGCAGCCAGGCCGCCCGCGATCGAAGAGGCCCACCCGGTCACCTTCGAGACCAGCGCCGTCGTCCATTCCCCGGCCTTGGTGGCAACCGTCGTCGCGACTGTTCCTGCCCAGGTCGTGACCGCCGACACCACGGCGGCCAGCCCCGAACCAATCGAGGCGGCCCAGCTTTGGACTTTGCCGACCAGGGCCGTGGTCCACTCGCCCGCCTTGGTGGCCACGGTGGTAGCAATCGTCCCGGCCCAGGTGGTGATCGAGGAAATAACGGCCGCCAAACCGCTCGCAATCGACGACGCCCAGCCCGTCACCTTGGCGACCAGAGCACTGGTCCATTCCCCGGCCTTCGTCGCGATGGTACTGGCAACCTGCCCAGCCCAGGTCGTCACGGCCGAGATCACCGCGGCCAGGCTGCTGCCGATGGATGATGCCCAGCCCTGGACCTTGGAGACGAGCGCGGCCGTCCACTCGCCTGCTTTGGTCGCGATGGTCGAGGCAACCTGACCGGCCCAGGTGCCGATGGCCGACACCACGGCGGCTAGGCCACTAGCTATCGACGATGCCCAGCCCGATACCCTGGCAACAAGCGCCGAGCTCCACTCGCCTGCCTTGGTCGTCACCGTAGTAGCGATTTGACCTGCCCAGGTCGTCACGGCGCTGATCACGGCCGCAAGCCCTGAGCCAATCGAGCTGGCCCAGCCGCTGACGCCGGCGACGACAGCAGTTGTCCACTCCTTCGCTTTCTGGGTTATCGTGCTAAGAACTGACCCACCCCAGGTCGTGAAGGTCGAAAAGAGCGATGAAAGGGCGCTGCCGATAGCCGGCAGCCACGACTGAATCGACGCCCCACCGACCGGCGTGATTTTGGCCCATATCGCGGTGATGGCGGACCAGAGCTGCTGGCCCCACGTTCCGAACGTCGAGAAGATCGATGCCAAAGCGCCGGTGATAGCCGGTCCCCAGGCCTGGATCGATATGCCACCGATAGGCGTAATCTTGGCCCAGATGCCGGATACCGTGTTGAGGAGATTCTGGCCCCAGGCGACGAAGGAGTTGACGATATTCTGCAAACCGGGCGGCAGCGACGACAGCAGTAGGCTGACGAAGTTCTTGGCGATCGCCACCATGCCGGAGAACGTGCCGTCCCAGTCCTTCGCCAGCGCCCCGAAAATGGTCTTCAGATTGGTGAACACCGCAGCGAGCTGCGGCCCGTAGGCGACGGCGAGGGCGGCCGCGGCCGCCGTGAAGGCGACGATCACGGCGATAGTCGCCCCGATCGGCGTGGCCAGGGCTGCAACCGCCGTCGCGAGCGTGCCCAGAATGATCAGCACCGGTCCGGCCGCGACCGCGATGCCCGCGATCGTGAAGCCCATCTTCAGAATCATCGGGTCGGCCTTCGACACCCAGTCAATGAAGGCAGCGCCCTTGCGGACCATGTCCTCGAAGAATTTGCCGATGCCAGATCCGTAGATGGCGAGGCTCAGGTTCTCGACCGCGCCGGTTAGCTGGTCCCAAGCGCCGCTCATGCCCTTCTGGGCTAGAGTGTTTGCGACGGTAGACGCCTTGACGTCGTTGATCCCGCGCACCGTCTCGGCGTAAATCGCGGGGCCTTTGCTGGCGATTGCCAGAGCCGCGTCCTGCGCGTCTGCGCCGAAGATAATCGCCGCCGAGGCCGTCTTCTGTTTTTCCGACAGGTTCCCGAAAGCGCCAGAAAGCTGCCCGGCTATCGCGTTCATCGGCAGCATCTTGCCCGAAGCGTCGAATACGTTGATGCCGAGCCTTTCCATCTCGGCCTTTGCCGCGCTCGTCGGGCTCGCAAGCCGGGTGAACATCGTGCCCAGCGACGTGCCGGCTTTCTCACCCGAGGCGAAGTTGGGCGAGATCGTCGCGATGGTTGCGATAAATTCCTCGAAGGTCAGCCCGGCTTGGGCGGCCGAGGTGCCGCCGGCATAGATCGCGTTCGAGAACTCGTGGACCCCGAAGGTACTCTTCTGCGCGCCGCCCGTGAGCAGGTCCATCATGTGAGGCAGGTCTCGCGACGATGTCCCGAAGATGCCCATGGACTTCGACGCAACATTGGCCGCGCCCGCGAGGTCGGTGCCCGTCGCCCCGGCCAGCGCCGTTGCCGCCTGAACGCCGCCATTCATGGCCTGCTCGAGGGTGAGCCCGCCGGCTGCTAGGCTCTCGATTGCGCCCACCGCCTCAGAGGCCGAGAAGGTTGTTGTTGAGCCGATCAGCTTGGCGGTCTCGGCAACGCCTTTCATCGTCTCCTCGGTGGCCCTGTTTGCCACCTGGATGCGATTCATGGACGTTTCAAAGTCTGCGCCCGTCTTGAGGACAGACGCGCCGAATAGCGCAAGCGGTGCGGCAGCGATCGTGATCGACTGGCCGACTGACTGCATCTTGGAGCCGACGTCACCAAGCTTGGTGAAGGCCGCTTCAATGCTACCGACACCGCTGGTGACCTGATCCAAACCGTCGAGGGTGACGGTAATCCGAACGTCGCCGGTGCTCGGCATCATCCCCTCTCCGGTCTAGCTCCGCCCGCGGGCGGCCCTGGCGTTGGCGGCGTTCTCCTTACGAATGACCCGATCTAGCTTGGCGCTCAGATAGGCCAGCTCCGGCCAGGTCAGGGCGCCAAGATCTGGGTCACCCCAGCCCCACCGTTCGGCAAAGCCGAAGAGGAGGTCGAGGTAGGGTCGGCCTTAATCTTCGCGCCCTCCGCAGCTACCGCCGCCACCCCGGCCGCCTGGAGGTCAGCGAAGGTAAGGTCGTCCAGCTCCTCGTCCGTCACCGGCGTGCCGGTCGCCTTCTCGAGCACCACCCTGGCTAGGATGAAGATGTCGTCAAGCGACACGCCGCCGCCTGCGCGCGCCGCCTTGGCACCCATCGCCATGATGTCGAAGTTGTGCTTCTGCTTCAGGCGCCGCCAGTCGCCGGCCTTGAGCGGAAGGGCGTGCCTGTAGTCGAGCACGGCACCGCGGAACTGCACGGTGTAGGTCGGGGTCTGTTGCTCAGTGGCGGGCGTTGCAGGCTGAGCCGAGTTAGCCTGTTCTGTCATGATCTAGCCGAAGCTCCCTACAGTGGTGATGAGCTTGATCTCGAAACTGGTCGCCGAACCGGGGTGGACATACGCCTTGTACTCGGCATCGACCACCTGCCGCTCGCGGCCACCCATGCCGAGCGGGTGCGAGGTCAGCTTGATCCGCGGCTGGATGATGTGGAGCTGATGCGATCCCTGCTGGAAGGCGATTGTCTGGAAAAACTCCGTCTCCGCCATGTAGCGCTGGTACATGGTGATGTCCTCGAAGCCATACGAGAACTCGCCCTCGCTGACCGGGTAGTCGCTACGCCTGATCTTGTAGGCGGTGCGGCGGCCGGAGAGGGTGGCAATGGCCTCGAGCTGACTGTCGATATTGTAGGACCATGCCTCCATGTCGGCATAGGCCGCGTCGTTAACCGAGAGCGACGCCTGCTCGAACGCGAACGGGTCGATCCCCGAGTAGGACGCGACGCCCGACGCTTTGTTAAGCGCGCTGAGCGCCAGCCATTGGCTGGTCATGATCAGGTCGCCGTTGGGCTCGACCGAGAACTCGACGCCGCCGCACTGCCCGCCCGAATACTGCTGAGCGCTCGTGACGTCGCGGAAGATTTCCAGCGTGACCGGTCGGCAGGCGAAGCGAGGGTCCCAGAAGCTGTTGCGCGGCGTCTTCCACGAGTGCAGCCACATGCCGCCCGCGAAGCTCGAGACGGTGGCCGAACCGAGCGCCGCCGTCAGGATGAACCCGCCGCTGATCGGCTCAAACGGGGCCTCAATCTCGCCCTCGATCCCCAGCACGCCAGTCTTGTCGTCCGGCTCGGAGAGCTGATTGATGATGTTGTAGCGCTCGTAACGCTCGAACTCTGGCGAGATTTCCTCGCTCAGGGCCGCGCAGTAGACTTGCGGAGTCGAGTTCGGCACGTTGCCGCTCGACTCCCACGCCATGCCGATATAGCCCAGAACCCCAAGACCACCGGCCATAGCCGTCGCTCCTTAGATTGACGCCGCCACATCCAAGATGACTCGGGTCTCGGACATAGCCGCAAACGCCGTGCCTCTGTTCATTGGGGTCGACAGCCTACTGAAAAACCCGCCCTCCAAGACGAGCCGTCCGCTCGGATATACCCCACCCAGCGTCCGGTTCGCCATAAGAGCTTCGTCTACCAGGGAAGCCACGTCCCAGGCCGCACGGCAAGCCCCGAAGGAGCTGTCCACGTCGAGACCGCACGAGATGACCGAGAAGACGAGACGGTAGTTCGTCTTTCGCCCGGCGCTGATGTGCTGCTCTCCGGCCGGGGCTCGCCGTTCGAGGAAGTAGATCAGGATCGCCGGCATCGACTCCGGGTCGGGGGGCTCGTGGGGCTCCTTGAAGATCGTGACCGCGGACAGCGGCTCATAACCGCTGATCGCATCCTCGATCCCGTTGACCAGGGCGCCGTAGTCGACCGATGGCACGCCAGGCTACTTGTCGCCGGGCTTCTGCTCGGAAGCCTTCTGCTCGGCAGGCGACTTGTCCTCGAGACCGACCAGCTCGCGGATCGCTGCCGCGTCCTTGCCCTTGTACCGGCCCGCATACTCGTTCAGCGCCTTCCGCTGGCGGTCGACCTCCTGCCGAGCCAGGGAGACCTCGTTCTCCTTGGCAGCCACGGCGGCCTCGGCCTGCTCGACCCGTGTCTTCAGGGTCCTAACCTCGTTGGCGATGACGGGAAGCTCGGCAATGTCCATAGTCTAAGCCCTTCCTGCTTGGGATACTTTTTGCAGCATGGCGTCGATCACCTCGAGCGCCGCCTGATGCGCAGTCTCTTCGCTTGGCAGAAGCGGCCTTGCCGGCAGGTGGCCGTCCTCTGATCCGAAGTGGTGGTACACCGCGTACTTCGCCCCGGTGAACACGGCGACCGAGGTTTCGCCCTGTACCTCAGCCACCGGCGACTGCTGGAGCAACGTCTGGTACGGCGAGGAGAAGTGGTGACTGCTGGGCCGTAGCGGGCGGCGCTGGAGAGTGATCGGGGCCATTTCCTTCCAGCGCCCCTCACCGCCATCCGACCCCGCGCTCTGAAGCACGAGGCCCATCGCGGTCTTCTCTCGCTCGCCGATCGTCGTCAGAATCTCACGCGCGGAGAACACGGCCAGCACGGCCTTGATCTTCGCGCGGAGCTTCGTGATGTCGACGTGGACGCCGCCGCCCGTTGGCTCAGCCATGGCTTACTCGCCGCGGACGGCCTCCTCCAGAGCGTCGAACGCCTCGGAGAGCTGCTGCTGAGCATCGTTGATCGCGCTCGGATCACCGCCTTGGTTGGCCTTGAACTCCACCGCCCTAGTCGACGCGGTGAGCGCGGCCTGCCGCGCGGTGGACAGCTCGCCAAGCACGTTCGTGGTCGCGGCATCGTCGCCGGTGCCGCCCTGGAGCCCGCCCGTCAGGACGGTGCTGAGCTGCTCGCTCGACGCCTGCACGCCCAGATCGCCGCGGTCCTTGGTCGGGTCCGACTCGCCGGCCTCTTCCTCGGGCTTGACCTCGGTGTTCCCTTCCTCGTCAGCGACCAGGACGCCGCTCTTCGGGGGCTCGATGGTGCGCGTCTCCTCGGCCTCCAGCGTGTGCGCGACTGTCACCTCGTCTTCAGGCTGCTTGTCCTGCTCGGACTGAGCTGCGCCCTGCTCGACCTGCTGGGCCTCTTCCTCGACCTGCCCGCTGTCGGGGCTCTTCTTCCTGCTCACGGCGTCGTCCTCCAGTTGTCGAACAGATCAGTGTCCGGGATCGTCTCGAAAGGCTGGCCGCGAAAGAGCGGCGTTCCCGTCGTGTTCGACCACGGCAGAGGGTCGGTGCTACTTGCTAGTGCCGTGCCGCTGTCCGTTACAAGATCAATCTTACCGTAGGCGAGATCGTCCAGAAGCGTGAGGGATCGCAGGAAGGGAGCGGCCGCATCGCTCTCCTTCTCGGTCCTTTGCGCCGCAAGGCGGGTGGTGATCAAGCGATAGGTTGCCAGGTCGGCCGTGATCGTCTGGATGACGGCCGGTACGGGGTTGAAGGGGACGCCGTAGCGACCGGAGAGCTTCAGGTCCACGATGCTCTGCTCGGCCGCGATGATCGACTCGATGTCGTCCACGGTCACGGCTTGCGAGCGCTGGATCAGCGGCCAGCGCTGCTGCACGTCCTCAACCGTGGCATAGGCCGCCATCGTCAACCGTCCTTCGCGTCCACGAGCTGGAGCCGCCATTCGGCGCCGCAGTCGAAGCTCAGCCGCGTCGCCCAATCCAAGCCGGCTCTGATCACCTCTTGATCGTCCTTACCACATTCCCGCGACGCGCTCATAGCGCCGAGGGCAAAGTCCCTGCCGGAACCGGCCGCTGCGAACGGCTCGACCGCCACCGGGGCAAAATCCCGCCCGAACGACCATAGCCCACGACCATTGGTCAGGAGGAACTCGGACTCGACGCAGAACGGCCCGCCGTCCAAATCCTTGGTCCGCTCAAAACCCTCGGCCTGAAGGGCTTCCCGGAGCCGGCGTGCGATCGCCAGAGCGCCCGCAGGTGCAGTTCCATCAAGCACGCCCTGCGCGACCAGAAAGCTCAAATAGTCGCCGCAAGCGCCGATGTGCCACCCCTGGCGCGATGCCCACTTCAGACCGACCGAGACGCGAAGACCATTATCAGAGAGGCCCGTGTCGCTACCGATGAAGCAGCCGCCCATCGTCAGGTGTGCCGCAATGATGCTCACCTCCCTATCCCTTCGCGCGCGGCGAGCAGGGCGCGGGCCGCCTCCCTGTAAGGCAGTACCGGATCAGGCGCGGGCCGCCCGAGCAGAGCACCGATCGTGCGAGCGAAGAAGCCGCCCCCATCCTCGTACACGTCCTGCCCCTTTCTCAACGCGAGGTGATAGGCGTCGATCTCCTGCCACCCGATCGAGTCCAGAAGGGCGTCGGAGTAAGTGACCACGATCTCGGCCGCCAGCTCCCGGCTGTACCCCCGCCGCTCCGCTTCCGAGCAAGCGGCATCAAGGGCGATATCGTGTGCGCTCCTGGCCGTGTCCATGATGCTAGACCTCTCCGGGCATGATCACGCAGAGGATGTTGGGCTGGCCCTCGAGATGCCCCCAGCAGGCATGAAGCTGTCCGTCAGGAGAGGGCAGATCGATGATCCTGTCCCGAGGGATCGGTCGGCAGGCTCCCTCGATCTGTAGCCCCTCCTTTCTGTCGGGAAGAGAGCAGGACTCGACCGGGAAGCAATCCTTCCCGTTGCAGCACGAGCCGCCGGTTGGGTTCTTCAGGCCGGAGTACCACTCGTGCGCAGCGGCTCCGCTGGCGATCAGAGAGAGGCCGACCGCAAGGGGCGCGACTTTCCGGTTTGTCATCAGAACCACGCCCCGCTGATTGGCTCGACGGCGGCCTTGGTTCGCGCTGCCATAAAGCGCTTGAAGTCGTCCACCGAAGCGAACCGCCGGGCCTCGGGGCCGACCGGATCGCCGATGCCCTGCCGCTGGGCCGCCACCTGCACGTCGGCTACCACGTCCGAGCCGAGCAGGTGCGTGGCCTCAAAGTAGAACCCTGCGGCATCGGCGGCCTGCCGTCCCGGGTCGTCGGCAAACGTCTCGCGGTAGATGCGGAGCACGTCCTCGCACAGCTCGAACGCAGCAGGGTGCAGGCGGGCTGATCCAGGCTGGCTGAAGTCGACCCGGTTGCCGGCCAGTACCTTCTTGGCCTGAACCACGCTGTCCCGCATCATGATCATCAGGCCGAGCTTGCGATCCGGGTACTTGCGTTGATCCGCCATCAGCATCGGCAGGTTGCGCTCAAAGCGTCCCGAACGGGTGTTCTGATCCAAGTAGCCGACATGCGCCAGGTGCACGTCCGAGAGCAGGAGCGCCCGCCCGGCCCCTTCGTTGATCCCGAACTCGGCATGCTCGTGCAGGATGCCGAAGAAGCGCATAGGCTTGCCGCTCTCGCCGGGGCGGCGGCGGAACACGCGCGCCGGCAGGTCGGGCTTCCACCTCCCGTCAACCGCGAAATGATGGTGCTGGATGGAGTAGCTGTGAAAGATGTTCTCGCGCAGATAACGCCACAGCGTGCGAGCGGAGATCATCCGCTCGTCCCCGTCGATCATCATGACCCAATCGCCCGTGCAGGCGTCGAGCACTGCATTGCGGCTGGCCTCGAAGCCTGCCTCGCGTGGCGGCGGGACCTTGACCGCCCGAGCGCCGTACCGTTCCCAAATGCGGCACGCTTCGTCGCTCGCGCCGGTGTCCCCGATCACTATCTCGTCGGCGATCGGCGCGATGCTCTCGAGGCACCAGTGCAAGGTCTGGTGGTCGTTCGGTCCGCCCACGATCATCATAGCGGAGAGAGTCTGCCGAGGGCGTTGCTGCCGCAGCTTGCGCTGCCAGTCGATTTCTCCGAGCGGCTTGTGGTCGACCTGATAGGTGACGTGGGTGTTGCCCAGGACTTCGCCGGTCACCGGACACTGAGCCAGCGGCACCACGTCAAGCACTAGCTCAGACTTGCCGCCAAAGATGTCCTCAAGATCGGCGTTGCTCCACTCGCGGAGATGCTGTCCACGAAGAGGCTCCGGCTGCTGCGTCTCCCACGGGCCGTAGGGCATGGTGATGCAGATCAGCCCGCCCGGCTTGACGTAGCCCTCGATCCGCTCGACCAGGGCGATCGGGTCGGCGACATGCTCCAGCACCTCGGCCATGATCGCGACGTCGAAGCCCAGGCCGTGCTTCCAATGATCGGCGAACTGCCCTTCCAGCCGCTCGTCATCACAAATGAATGTTAGTCCATGAGGATGCTTGGCCTTTGCAAATGCCAGCTTCTTTGCGCGGCTCACCTCATCAGGACTGGCGTCGACCCCGACGTAGTCCGCCCCGAGCCGATTACTGAGCGTTACTGCACACTCGCCCTGGCTGCAGCCGAAGTCCAGAATCCACAGCGGCTCACGGCCCGGCTGCGGACCCAGCTCCGGACCCATCTTGAAGTGCCGCCGGATGCTCTGGTCCATCATGTGGAAGCGCGCGAAGGGCCGCTCCATGAATCGGTCGTCAGGCGCATGGTTCAGGAGCCCCTGGAACACATGCTCGTTTCCCGGCCCGACCTTCCCTTCGTAGTAGGCCGCCAGGGTCTCGGGAGTGTCGGCGTGCGCGAACCGCTCCACGAGCCAATCGGCGATCGGCCGGATGCGATCTGCATCCTCTGGCTGGAACCGGCCGTCGAGTACAGCGCCCACCATCTCGTCGGCTGCCTCAATGTCCTGCCGGCGGATGAAGTGCCGGGCGAGCCGCACCGGATCGGCGCACTCCTGCTCCATGATCGCCAGCGCTTCGTTGACGACCTGCATCGCGACAGGAGCCCACCCGAGGCCGGCCGCACGGCGGCGGCCTAGCTTCTGCATCTCCTCGGACACCTTCGCGTCCATGAGAACCTCGCAGGCCGCGTCTGCCAAGGCAGCCGGCGTCTCCCCAGCACCCGCGTGGGGGCCGTCCAGCGGAACCAGCTCGCCACAGACGCCCACCGTCTCGGACAGCGCCCCCCGATCGGTAGAGACCCAGCACATCCCGCACGCCATCGCCTCCATCGCCGCGATGCAGGACGTGTCCGCGAAGCTTGGATCGAGCGCCCCGGGCGTCGGGTACAGGTACAGCCCTGCCTGATGGTACAGGTCGTAGAGCCGGGGCTTGTTCAGCCCTTCGATCCACGCCACCCGGGGCGTGCCGTCCGCATTGAACTTGGCCGCCAGGCGCTTCAGCTCTTCATGGACCACGGCTGTCTGCTGGGTCGTGAAGTCGTAGAACGTTATCGCCAGCTTCGCGTCGGGCACCCGCTCGAGGATGCGCGGGTAGACCTGATTGAGCAGCACGTCCAGGCCTCGCTCCGGGCGAGCGCCGTAGACGATCAGCTTGGGGTCGCGCTTGTCGCCGCTCGCTTCGACCCGCTTCCTCGACGCCTCGATTTCCGCGAGGTCGATCCCGTTGCGGCTGACCATGAACAGGCGGTCCGGCAGATCGGGGTATGCCTCCTGCCACTGCCGGCGCTGCCAGTCGCTGACAGTAACCACACGGTCGATGTTGTGTGCGGCGGCGTAAAGCTCCGGCGCTCGTCGGGCGAACAGCAAGTCGTGCGCCCAGAGCATTGTCACCTTGGTCGGGAAGCGCATGGCCAGGTGCAGCGGCGAGCGCTGAACTATGATCAGATCACTCGGGGTGGCCGAGCAGACGTTGGAGAAGCTGCGCTCGGGAGCGAGGCGAACGTCGCGCCAGACGGCATGGCCGGGCACATTGCAGAACGCCGTGACCCTGTGCCCCAGCTCCGCAATAGCGGCGGCGAGCTGGAGGCCCGCCGTCTCTGAACCGCCAAGGGACTTGCTGTAGGGGTCTTCGGGGTCGATCGGCAAGCCGGGCACGAGCATGCGAATGTCGAGCTTCATTTTCCATCCCGCCGGGTGAGGTCTGGCGGGAACCTACGGCAAAGAAAAGCGGGCGGCGAGAGTTAACCCGCCGCCCGCCTCCTTCCGCGCCACTCGGCTCGGTCGCGGTCACGTTTCGAGGTCGACCCCTCTCCCCCTTGGCGTAGCCGCGCCCGCTAGGGCGGAACTGTATCGTCTATGCCGCGAGGGTGTTCTTCAGCAGGTAGCCGAGCTCTCGACCAGTGAGCTTTTCACCCTGGAAGTACCCGCCCTCGATCACCTCGACCTTGGGCTCGCCGGCCCGGTCGAAGCGGTCGCGCACGACGTTGAAATTGTCGCCCACCGGCATCCCGTAGGGCCCCTCGGACGGGCGCCAGCGGAACCGCGACAGGAAGTTCGGCGCCGCCTGGTTCTCCGGGTTCGTGACGGCGAACAGGCAGATGTTGCCCCAAATCGGGGCAACCGACATCGCCTGCCCCTGCTTGGCCGTGTTCTGGAGGACCTTGGCGACCACGAGCCGCTGCACCTTGAGGATGTTGCGAGCCACGATCTCGTCGCTAAGCTCGCCGCCGGCAGTGGCGTTCCAGTTCGAGAGCAGGCGCGGGTGCGTCTTGATTGCGTTCAGCGACTGCCAGTCAATGATGGCCGTATTCGGGGACATCCCCGAGGTGAGCCAGACGCCGGCATGAGCGCTCGTCACCTGACCCACGATGTCGGCCGAGCCGCTGGCCCACGAAGTGGCCCCGCTCAGTGCCACGATCGTAGCCGGCCCACCCGAGCTGGTCGCCAGCGTGGCAAGTCGCTGCTCCTGATTGCGCCGCAGCACCGTCAGGATCAGGTCGGTGTGGTTCTGTCGGAGCTGCATCGAGGGGTCCTCATTGCTGAGGTCCTCGAGCGCGATCTCCGACTTCAGCGCCCGGTTGTGCGCGAAGTAGGTGTCCGAGCTGACCGTGAACCACACGTCTTTCGGACGGGCCTTCGGCGCGCGGAGATCGTCCACGGTGCTGAGCCAGCCGGCCGGGTCGAATACGTTGTAGATGCCGGACTGCTTGTCGACCGGGACGGTGACGGAGATCTGGCCGGCGATAAAGCCGTCCGCTCCGATGTCAAAGTTGCGTGTCGCGTAACGGGAAAGAACCGGGTCCCGGTAGGTTCCGCGACCGACTGGAAGTGCCATGGACGTACCCTCTCAGGAGTCGCGATTGCCTAGCCGACGTAGCGCCAGGGGCGGCAGATGATGGCGTCGAAGTAGTCGCCAGCCGCGGCGCTATACATCGACTCCGCAGAGACCCAATCCCCCGAGCCTGCCGGCGAGGCCGCGCCGAGCGAGTTGGTCGTGAGAAGCGTGCTGTGCCGGATCGCGGCTCCGGCGATCAGGCGATGCGGGCCGACGATGCAGAGCGACACCGCCTGACCAGACTGCGGGGTGTTGTCGACCACGCCCCAGCCGCGGGCATCGATCCCACTGCCGCTCGAGGCGATGATCGCCACCCCGGCCGAATTGATGGTGCAGAACCGGCCCCAACTGTCGCTGAGGTCCTGCCCTGCCACCTTGGTCTCGTAGTACGCTGTGTAGTGGCTCATAGCCTGATGACCCTGTTGCTCTGGTGGTGGCTACTGCGTGATGCCGTTGTAGGCCCTCACCAGATTGGCGTTCTTGGGGTCTCGGCTGACGAGCTCCATGGCCGTGGCGAAGTCGACGCCGGGATGCTCGGTCGTGTACTGCTCGACCTTGTCGACCAGCTCCTTGCCCGGATCCTCGGAACCGAAGTCGCCGCGCTCGGCGTAGCTGCGGCTCGGCGCAACGGTGGTGAAGAACGGCTTGGCGCCATCTGCCAGCACCTCGATGAAGTCCTTGAGCACGGACAGCGACGGGACCGGCTTGGCCTCCTCGCCGTCGATCGCCGAGAACTTGACCGTGCGCTCGCCGCCCTCGCTCATGGCGTCGGCGAAGGCGGCGACGTAGCGGCGAAGGCGAGGGATCGGGCAGCTCTGGACGAGCGCCTTGACCTGGGCCTGTCGCGCCTGCTCCTTCTCCGCCTGCCTCTCGGCCTCCAGCGCCTGGACGCGCTCGCCCATCTCGCGGAGCCGCACCGTCGAGCTAGCGTTCTCGTTGGCCACCCGCGTGGCGGCGTCACGCTCTTGGCGAAGCGTGCGGATCTCGTCCAGGGCCTGCTGAAGCTGGCTGGAGACGCCGGCTGCATCCATGTTGACAGCGCCAGCGCCGCCGCCGGCCTGCTCATGATTCTGCGTTCCGCCCGGCTTGTTGCCGGCGTCACCGCCACCGGTCTCTGTCCGACCGCCGGCATCTGCATTCGGGACGGACATGCTCCGCTCCTGCTCTGTTGGCTGCTTGCCTGGGGTCGTGACGTAGCTTCTAGCCTCTTCTGCGGCACCAAAGGAAGCAAGACTTGCACGTAGGGGCTTGAGGTTGCTGACGCCGGGCGGGTGCGCGCCGAGGATCGCCACCGCCTTGAGCGCTCGCGGGAACTTCTCCCCGTCGCGCTTCATGTTGATGAAGATCTCGGACGAGACCGTGTCATAGCGGCCGTCACGGATCAGCCCGACCAGATCGTCTGGCACATCCTCGAAGTCGGCGAGCAGTACGTCGCCCTCGCGCCGCGGGTTCTTGACCCAGCCGTAAGCGGGAGCCGCCGGATCGTCCACATGACCGAGCTTTACTGGCGGCACGTAGCCTGCCTTGCCGTAGGCGTCGATCATCTGGTCAATGTCGCTGGTCGTGTACTTCTCGCCGTTCCAGGTGCCGGACCGGAAAACCTCGATGCCCTTGATCGTCTGGCCGAACTCCTCGGTCCCGCCTTCGGGGACCGGCTCGAGCACCGGCATGGACACGGGTACGCTATCGGCCCCCGCCGTCTCGGTCACAGGCATTGGCGCTCCTCGGCAATCGGCAAGCGGGCGTCAGGTCCGCATCTAGCCTAGACGTTATATCCGGCAGGGTGCAACGACAATAGAAGCGGGCTAGCTGCGCGAGAACTCGGTCCGCAGCTCGCCGCCTTCCACCTCGCCAGCGCTCTCGATCAGCTCGAGATCCACGTCAGCGCCGAGGCCGTCGCCCACGATCTCGGACAGCGCCTCCATGACGCGGGCCATGGTCGCCTCGTACTGCTCGGCCGTGGCCGGCCCGTCCGGACCGAAGTGCAGCTTCGCCTCGATGGCCAAGTAGACGAGAGCCATGGGATCAGCCTGCCTTGCCGGCGAACGCCAGCTCTACCCAGGGGCCCAGCCACACGGCGGCGGTCGCGCCGAACAGCAGAGCCAGCAGGCCAGCAAGAAGGTTACTGCCCGTGACAGCGATAACGACCGGTGCCGTGATCAGTGCCGCCGGGTACCCGCCGATGAAGCTGGAAAGTACCTGCGAAACAGGGTCACGGGCGGGGCTTGGGGTCATTCTGCTCTTCCTCCGAACTGCTCAGGTGCGAGGGCGTTCGCCTCGCCCAGATCGCGCGACGAGATCGGCTCCAGCTCCATGTCTAGCGTGATCGGTAGGAGTATGCTCCTACATCTATAATGATTCGGCGGTGTGAAGTTGTCGAGCACCGGATCGTCTATGCGGAACTGCTTGCCGTGCAGGTGACGGCAGATCGGCGTCGTCACCCGGTCGAGCACCGCAGAATACTGCATCCCCTTGACCAAGCCGCGCCCCGACAGCCGGCGCGCCTCCACGATCCGACCCTGATTGTAGGCCGCCGTGCTCTGTGTCCGCACCACCGTCAGCATCCGATCGGCGCGCAGCGCCTGCGGATCGAGGCCGGGTGAGCCGACCCACGGAGAAAGCGCCTCGAGGATGCGACCGCTCGTCTCGCGGAACGGGCGGCCGTAGCGCAGGCCCTCCAGGATCTCGTTCCGGGCTATGTCGGTGAACTTCTCGACCAGCCCCGAGATGAACAAGGTCGCCTTGGCTCGCAGCCACGCGATCGCCGCCTCGGGAACGAAGGTCGGCAGCGCAACGTCGAACTCCTGCGCCTGCCTCGCCTCGGTCCGGCAGTCGGCCGCGCCCTGGCGGTAGAGCGCCGTCATGCTCTTGACGTAAGCGGCTGTCACCGCGGGCGGTAGCTCGAGCTTGACCTTCCCGACACCGGCCAGCGTCGGCGGCCGGCGCTCGAGCTCGGACAGCTTGGCCTGCACCGCCTTGCGGGCGGCGATCGATACCATCCGCACGCCCTGACGATCGAGCCCGTCGAGCCGCTCGACCACCTGCGCGAAGTCCACCCGGCGCTCGGCCACGGTGAGCGAGGGATCATCCCGCGGCGGCGGCTCGGGATCGGGGATGTCGGAGGCCGCTTCCTCGGCCTGCTCGCGCACCTTCTCCTCGCCCAGATCCAAAGGCTTGATGAACTCGCCGCCCAGCATGATGGCGAACGTCGGCGGCTCGACCGGTAGCTCGCCCTTGTGATCGTAGGACAGGGTGACGTGCGGCCGGTAGGTCGGATAACCCCACGATGCGCCCAGCCGCTCGGCCTCCTC